TATCAATCGTATCATTAATTGCACCAGCATTTAATGTTAAAGATGATACTGTTTCGTGTATGTCTCTACCAGTATTTGTTGCATGATCAGTACCATAGCTACCATGATAGTATATCTTACTTGCACCACCAGATACCACATGTTCACTTGTATCACCAGATATAACCCTAAAGCTAAATCCAGTAAGAGAACTTGATATAGTAGGTAATGTAACAGTAATTGCACCACCAGATAGAATGAAAGCTTTTCCATGATCAGCTGGTACAATAGAAAAACTTGCAGTCTTACTTACGCATCCAGCACTTGAACCACCTAAATAAGGTCTAGCCATAATAAGCCTCCTTACGCTGTGATTTTAAACAGATGATGACTTTCAATTAGCTGTATACCAACACCTTCATCAGACATGTATTGATCTTTTACTGCGTCAAACGCATTATCAGTTTTAATATTTGTCTGATACATTGAAGGACGGTATTGTGCATGAAACAGATTTTCATCAGATACAACTAACATATACTTATTGTAAGGTCCACGTAATGCTGGAGCTGGAATCAACTGCAACATTCCATGAGGTGTCTCAAGTATACGATAATTGAAACCAAGAGCATCACGCTTCATATCTCCAAGAGAAACTGTCCAACCTGAGTTGCCAGACATCCCTGAAGAACCAGCCATTTTAGACCAGTAACCCAAAGCACCAGCACCAACAAAAGCACGCTTAACGCCTGATTCTGGTACATACTGGAATACCTTTTCCATATCATCTACAAAATCTCCATAGCCGTAACTTGAAGAAACTGTAAAAATATTGGTATAATCAACAGATGAAGAACTGCTTCCGTATGTATTAATGGCGGAAATGATACCATAAGTTGTACGAACCAAGTTTCCGTCAGCATCTGTACGTCCAGAGTCATTGAAAGAATCCGATGTAGATCCATCTTGAAGATCCAAACCAGTACCATCATCTCTCTGTCCAAACAAGAAGGCTTTCTCCTTCTGCATCTTATGCTCTTGAGCTTTTATCCTACGCAATCTAGAAAGTTCTGAAGATTCTCCACGAAGAACTGCTGCTTGTAACGTACCAGTTATCTGCAATGGAGTCTTAAAGATCTGACAAGAGTTCCATACGACAGATAGCTCATCTGCCCATGCTTCAGGTGCGTCAGTACCTTCACCGTGTGCACTACCGACAACATAACAAACGTCATCATCAGCAATAGCAATAGTACTGTTGGCTAATGATTTCATTGTCAATGTTGTAGATGATGCGGTAATAACTGCCGTACCTCGGTTGGTGTCTTCATCACTATTCCAAATCTCAACAACCAGTCCAATCCATGAACTGTCTGGAGTTGAGGAAAGACCTTCAATACCATCCACAGCGATACTGGCTAAACCAGTATCGTTATCTGGAATAGTACCCGGATCTGCATTAATGACGAACTTTTGTTTTACCCAAGGATTACGATGTTCAAACATCTTAAACACTGGGTCTGGGACTTTCCGTTGTTCCTGATTACTAATCAATGTAGTAAAAGGTGCAACGTCTGTCCATAGCTCCTTAGTGACCTGCGGATCTACGTAAAAATTTCGTCGATCCGTATAAAGTACACCAGAAGCTTTTAGTAGCTTTTCTGTAGCTGCCATTTCATTCTCCTTTTATTGTAGTTTACTTTATAACTATTACCTCCCCAGTAAAGCATCACTAAATAATTGCTCATCACTTCTAGGCTGTTCAGACTGTCCTGTCTGCACTGCTGCAGTTTTAGGAACAGCTAAACGACCTGCTTGATTTTGCATCTCTTCAGTACGCTGTTTTACTACTGGGTTGGGGTTAGTTCTCAATTCAAACAACTTGGCTAAATTGTCAAGAGTAAGGTTATCAGGATTCTGCGACCACTCTACAAACTGTGCAGCTTTTTGATTATCGTAACCAAAATTGTTCACAGCATGGCTCATGGCTTGAGACTGTACCATACGTAGCTGTTGCTGTTGCATCTGCTGTTGGTACTGTGTCTGCATTTCCTGATCCCGTACCTGATCTTTCTTTGTGAGAAAGTCAATGTACTGGTCCCTGTATGACTCTTTAGCTATTCGATACCTAAAGGAATCCGATTCAGGATCATTATAAGCATCGACCTCATTGTATGAATGTGGTCTTTCAGGTGCTGTAGGCTCCTTCAATGAAGGCTCTTGGAGTCCTTGCGGTTGTCCTTGAACTTGTCCGTTGGAGGGTGAGCCTTGCTGGTCAGCGTTTTGTGGTACTGTATTAGTCTTGTAGTACTCCAATTCACTGCGTATAGCACTTAGCTCTCCCTTGGCTTTGTCAGCTTGTGATTGCCAATATTCAAAACGAGTTGAGTCGTCTCTGGGGGAGACTTCGTTTGTTTGTTCTTCCGTGATTGGTTCGCCCGTACCTACAGGATTTTCTGTAGGTATCTCCCCCATAGGGATACTGGGTTGCTCTGTTTGCAATCCAGCGTTCTCTACAACAGGACGATCAGCTTCACGTGTTTCTAAGATATTCTCCATTACTTTTCCTTTGCGGTTTGGTTATTTCCAGCAACCGCTTTCTTCAATTATTTTTTCTTCCATTTACGAGCATTCTGGGCAAAGACTTTCTTCTTCTTCATTGCCGTAGAATCGCTCTTTTTTACTTTAAGCTTACTGGCTGCTATGTTCTTACCTTTTTTAGTGCCTGTAGCTTTTCTGAGACTGCCTCTTTTACTAGGCTTGATATAAATCTTTTTCTTAGCCATTACCCTTCCCAAGCTCCTTTAGGGTTTCTTTCTCTGCCAAGATAATCATGTGTTGGATCAAAATGTTTTGGCATTATAGTATCGCCTTGTGGTAAATCTTTTGTATAGGGGTTAGGTGGCTCTGCTCCTACAGCTCCGTAAATAACTTTTTGATCTCTGACGCTTAACATTTCAGGAGCACCATCTTTTCTTTGTGCCATTTGTAAAAAAGAGTATACATAATCAGTAGCTTTTTCTCTTGCAACAGATCTTGGAACAAGAAATGTATCAAGGTCATCTGTAATGGAACTGTGTAATTCATTCATAACCCTATCTATATAAGCAGGGTCATTCTCAGGATCCCAAGGTCTTTTTTTCCAATCTTTTAATTCATCGCCAAGTCTTGTTATTTCAACTAGAGGCGGGTCTTCTGAATCTCTCATTAATAATGAAGCACCTCCTACAAGAGCACCAGTAGATAAAACATCTGTTAATCCAGCTCTAATAGGATTAGCTTTATATCTTTGTTTTGTTACTGCTTTAAAAGCATCAAGCCCTATTTTAAATGCACCCATTACTCCTCCAGCCTTAACATTTCTTCATTCATTGAACGCTGCGTATTCCTGCGTTCATCAAAGTCCTCTATATCTTCTTTAGCAACCTTTAACTCATCTGCAAGGCGTGTCTGGTAAAGCTTAGTTGCCATTTCAACCTTAGCCTCTGCTTTAGCCAGTTTCTTTTCAAATTCTTTTACTTCTACACGCTTTCTATCATGTAAGGACTCTCTTTGTGCTGTCTGCAGATCTCCTTTAAGTTTCTTAATCTCTTCACCTTGTGCCTGCATCTGCTGTTGCATTTGCTGCATTTGTCCCGCTCTCTCTAACACACCCTCCATATCTGCAACATCAGTCTGCTTAAGCACCTCAATCTGATCAATAAGACCCTTTTCGTATAACTGCATATAGTACTCAAATCTTGCCCAGCGATTAGATGGAAGAGTAGAGCCTGACAGTACAATTAAGTCATATTTGCCAATAGTGATATCATTTATCTTGCCAATAAGATTACCAACATCATCATACAGAGGGCTGTTGACCTTCATCTCTAATGGTCTGTTATTCGGCTGCATTAGCCTGAATACCTTCTCATCTGTATATACAAACTGTATCAACTGGACTACAACCTTGGCAAGCTGGTTTATACACTCTTCTATATCATCACGCTTGGATTTAATCCTTCTCTGACCATATTCGTCTAAAGCAACCGTTCCCTTGAACGTCTGGGGTGCACTGCCGACATCTCCCTGCATCATAGCATATATACCGAGGATTCTTTCGATATCGGCTCGTGCATCAGCCTCATTCTTGTATAGCTCGTTAGGTAAGGGCACTGGACCTGCTACAATCGGCTGCCCCAATTCTGGGTCAAATTCTATTACTGCTGTACCTGCTTTTCCCCATTCTTCTTCTAAATGCTGTTTATCCATACTGCCACGTGGTATAAGAAGCTTAACATTGGTGGAACTGGATGCATGAGCTACGATCAGGGATCTGATCTTATTAATATATTCCTGTAAGCCTTTTACCAGCCTTACATCGCTCATTGGATAAGGATTGCGGTTAAAACCATTCATAAACGGTACAACAGGGTAATCTTCGATTGGCAGGTCCACCATAAACAACTGTATATCACCCACGCTGACACATTGCTGTATCTGAGTAATTTCTATCTCGTTTACCATGATACCGCCATCTTCTATGAGGTCAGCCTTGGTTAAGACATCAATGGTAGTAGTACTGCCGGGAATAGAGCCTTCATGCTCTTCACCTGCCATAGGAACAGGCTGACCACTCATTGGATCTAGCATTAAATGATATGTATCACCAAATTCTTTTTGAATCTCCATGTAAGTGCCTACATTGCTTTTGTCCGTAAAGACAGTCTGCTCACCTGCATTGGTTATCAAGACAATAGGCTCTTTCTTATATTCTTCAAAGTCTGCTTCGTTTAAAACCTTCTGCTCATCACTTAACGGATCATATATCTTATAGTAAGGACGTTTGATTTTACTATAGCGTTCAAACAGCTCTAACTCACGCTCATCAGTAATAGTGGTCCCGCTTATACGCCTTTTTAAGGTAACATCTTCACTCTTAAGGCTATAGCGTGACTCTGATGCTATATTGATATAATTCGTTTCTGTTGCTTCACGTATATGCTCTTCAAACTCAGGATATGTTTCTATAAGCTGTGTCTGGGATATTATCTTGCCTACAATGATATGTGCAGCATCTCTGGCAAAAGGATCTTTGGAGCTGGGGTCTATATACAATTCCAGAGGGTCAATAGATTTTAACTTAACTTCCCCAGCCCCAAAATCAGCATCTGGGTCAATATGTGCCATCATAACGCCCATACCCTTCACATAATAATCATCAATAGCCTGCTTTAATTCAACATTGCCATTAGAGTGATCCCAGATGTAAGCCATCAGGTCAGAGAACATCCTACCGACTTTAGCATCGCTATTCTCTCTCGCTGTGGACTGAAATTTTGGACTATTGGATGTGAGCATAGCCTTTGCCTGCTCAACTGCACTATATACTACATTAACAACCAATGGCTCTTGTGCTCTCTTCCTGAGAGCTGATACTTGATCATCTGTCCATTGCTTGCCGTTGCGGAACTCATTGTCCTCAACTGCCTGCTTTATCCAGTTCTGCCTTGCAGACGAATAGTCTGAAAGCAAATCATGGGTTAGCTGTACTTCTTCTGTTTTAGTCTGATTACCTTGCAAAGTATGTGGAAAGGGTTGATTGACTAATTAATCAGTACTTAAACTCTTACTTTAAGTAAAAGTTCCTAAATTAAGCTATCTTCCAGCTTATATCCTGATCTTCCCTGTAAGTATAATTAATTTTTCTTTCTTTTGCAATAGTTTTGTGATTAGGAGTATAACATTTCTTCATAGCATAGAACAACCCGTCTAAAAGGTCATCATGCTTACCCCTAGGATAAAGTAAAAGCTCATCAACCATCTCTGGCAGATCATTTTGGATGAACATCTTCTTCTGTGCAAAATAAGGCTGCATAGTCTCAAGCCTTGATGATTTACTTGTTCTTGGACTCTCTTTTATCTCTAAGCCCGATATGAAGATCTTTTCTTCATCGCATCGCTGACGAAGGTATTCCCTAAGCATCTCCTGATAGCCTACACTCTCTACCCTGACCTTTACAGGCTTAAATAGTTTGAAATATTCTATAATGTTTTCAGCAAGCTGCATGGGAGTTGCCCTTTGGCGGTAATACTGGAGAATATACCTGTTATTGTTTTCGTCTACTGCAACAGGCATGATTACAGAGTAATCTGCCGTCTTGCGTACCGAAGAAGCAGGGTCAACCCCCATGAAGACATTGACAGGGAACTCTTTATCCCCATCTGTTAAATAATGCTTATCGTTATTGTCAAACTTGAGCTTATAGTCATGATGCTGAATATATTCCTGTTTAAACAACTGGTCCTCATCACCAGTGATCCAGCACATATATTCCCTATAAAAGACTGAAGTTCTGCCTATGGAATCCAGTTCTTCCTTCTTTTCCTTTAGTTTCGATATTGGCTGCCATTCCTCCCATAGAGCTTTGTTGCCATCCAGATCAGGGCTGAAATGCATATTCTTCCACCCCTTCATATCCTTTAATACCTCTACCATGCATCTCTGGTGCTGTGGAGTGCCAATGACACATATCTTACCCTTCTGAGGATCCAAAGATGGTACAGCACTCTGCAGTAGCCATCTAAGATTCTGCTCCATAGCCTCGGCTGTCTTGGTGTTGTTCTCATCTTCAGGGTCATCAACTATAATCAGAGTGGGACGCTGTGAACCAACCTTAATGCCACGCAACTGCTGTCCCGTACCCTTGCAGATAATCATAGAACCGTCTTTAAGCTCTATCTCGCTCTTAGCCCATTGCCTTGCACTGTGCTGCCCCCAGTACCCGTAGATCTGCCGGAAGGAATCACTGTACTCTATGGTGTCCTTGATTGTGCCAAGGAGCTTTATGGCATGATCTTGGGTACGGGAGACTAACACAATAAGCTTTGCCCCACTATGGTTCATGATATGATAAAGGGGATATACACCTCCAACAATAGAGGATTTAGCATGACCACGTGGGGCAATGATATTTGCCTGCTTGATATCGTCATCCATCAGGACATCGGCTATCTGGTAATGAAACTCTGGGGAAGAGGCTGAAAACATGTTAGGCATAATCACCTTGCCGAACATGATCATATTATCTTTCAGCTTTCGCCTGATATATGACTTATCTTCTTCCATTAATCACATTCATCGCTATACTGTTCATAATAATAACCCAGATCCTCCATCTCACGGAGTGTATCTATGGCTAACTTTGCCATATACTCGGGATTGCCGTTATGCATGACTGCCAATACATGAAATGCACTTACAGCTATCTGTAACTGCTGATCCCTGAGATTATCTTCCGTAATACCGTTATATTGTTTCTCAACTTCACTCAGGGGCTTCATGTTCTTCGCTCTTACGCTGCAGGGTAAGACGTTTATCTTCTTTTGCTATAGTATCGGCTATCTGTTTAGTCATATCCACCTGTATCGTGTCCGTTATCATCTTCTTACTAGGCTTCATCTCCAGTAAGTCCATTAAATAGTCGTTTGCCTTTAGAAAATTGTTTACATCACCCTTACTTTCTGCCATATGAAGGGCACGGAGTACATTATCAACTGCAAGCTCCTTATTTACACCCTTATCCTTTAGCAATTCCTTTAGTTTTTTCTCTATCATACGCTTTGCTACCTTTTGTTTTAGAAATCTGCGTACCGTTGCTGCCGGGATCTGTTGATCCGGTCTATATATTTTCCCAAGAGTATCAAAGTCCACCTTTCCAGAACTAAGCAGCATATGTGCGTAAGATGCAACAGTATTCTTAGCCCTAGTAGTGCCAGATTCATCCTCATCCCATCTCCTCTTAGGGTTGGTCTTGCTATATACTCCATATTTGTGATTTCTCTCAAATAATATTTTGGAGAATCTGCTGACCCAGCCCACTCCGCAGGTTAGCTTTACAAATGTCTTAGTATTGCCATGCTTATCTGTATAATCCCTGCGGTCATAGCATTTGGATACATAATCGTCATCTGTGTATGCCCAATCGCCATCATACGCCTCTTTCCAATATATTATAACAAGCCCTCGCTTGGCTGCCTCAGCTTTTGTAAATATGTCGTATTTACTCGTTTTTCCGTTAATTCTGCGTTTTATTTTCATAAAAGATTTAAGTGTAGCTACTCTAAAGTAGCAGAGCTATTTATATATAGCTACTCTATTATTATATAATAATAATAGTACTACTTTAATCCATACTCTTTTTTGGAGGCGGCTCTACACCTAGATTTTGAGCTACTATACGGCTGATTATATTATATTCAGCATCAAGCTCCTCTGTGTTGGCATCTAGCTTACTTACAAACTCCTTGTACTGCTTCTCTGTCATTGTACGCTTCTCCCAAGCACCAGTCTCTAGATTAAACACCTCGTATTTCCGCTTCGCTTTAGTCTTCATGTTACACTTTAAGTTAAGTACTCTATAATACTGCTACAAGCCAGAATAGTTCCAGTACTCTTTTAAAAAGTACAACAAGAATGCGTGTGAGAGGAACGTAGAGTACCTACCCCCCGTTAATTCGGGTTGGGTTGGCTTAACTACGTTGAGTTCAGTTAATTGAGTTGAATTGAATTAACTCAATGTGTTCACTCGCTACTCTCACTCACTCAGAGCACATATATCCACGCATGTGCGATCCTTTATCTAATCCTTACACATCACATCTGTTACATGCTACTATGTATCTCCTCTATCTCTGGCAATTAAGCCACATATAAAGGAGTACATCATGAAACTACTAAGAGATATTTCTATCGCTATATTCACATCTATCACATCATTTCTTACACCAGATCCTGAGCCTTGGTACAGGACATGGACATGGAAGAGATGTTCTACTTGTAACAGAACACTTGATGGTCAGAGATTTCCAGACAGTCAACAGATACTTGGAACACCAGATGATCCACTATGCGAAACCAACGGTAATTGTAAGGTTGGACTCTTAAGCCCAGCCAGTTACAATCATACAAACCTTGTAACTCAAGTCGATCTTCACGAAAAAGATTGTTGTATGAGAGATCGTCCATGGTATGATTCGCATATCTGTGATAGCCTACCATTCTAAGATCAGCCCTGCTTGTCAGGGCTTTTCTTTTCTTCTACACCACCGAGTAGCAACAATGATCTTTCTCCTCTATTTGTGCTGGGTTAAATCCCCCAGTTTTGAAGAAAGTAAACTTCGGTTATATAGGCTATCTGATTTCTAGATTTGGATAGACGCTGATGGTAGGTAGCTCCTACCACTTTCTTCATTATTTTAGGCTAATCTACAGTCGCTCACATTCTTTTCAAGATTGATTATAAGCCGACTGTAGTAGAGCCTACCATCTTTCTCCTCTATTTTTGGCAACTATGCCATTAACAATTAAACATAGGAGTAATTATGTTTAAGTCACTTAAATCATTCCTCATTAACCTTGGCTGGTTCACCGTAGGTGTAACTGCCATAGCTGTTGAAGAATCTTATAAAGCAGGTAAAATCGTTGCTGATGCCGTCAAAGACGGAGATCCGCAGAAGTATGCCCGCTATCAGATCACCCGTTTAAAGTGCAGAGAACCTCTGCATAACCATCATGACGGCTGTCCAGCTTGCGATATGCCTGTCTAAACCCGTAGCCTTGCCACCTATTTAGAGTCTGAATCAGACGTAGGTGCTTGGCTACACATACATGGAGTAAAACATGTACACTCAAATAACATTAAAAAATGGCTTAACAATAGCCAACTTTTCCTCACCTCATCCATTTACATTCACAACAGGCGAAATACTGCCAGCTTGTGAACCAGAATGGTCAAAAAAGATGTCTTTAAACGTTTATGAAGAATCTACTGAACGCAGAAAAACCAATGATTACAATCATGGTATGATAGAAACTGTCGGTCTTTGGAGCGACACTAAAATATCAGTAGGGATACCTGACGTAGTTCGTAAGAATTTACTTCTTGTACAAACTAAATTAGACATCGACATTGTCCTTGTTTCATTTATGCTTCTTAAAGCCCTGAAAGACTGTGATGTCTATTGGGGAAAGAAAGATCTAAGTAATGGAAGATATCACGATCACGATAATATTTGGAAATGCCGAACCATTCGCTGTGCAGATCGAATCACTAAAGAGATCTATCCAGATAGATTCTGTATTTAATTAGCCCTTCTCTTTATTTCAGTATTAGATTATCAAACACTTGTGAGTAAGCAGATGCTGAATCGAGTGAACTCTGAAGTTGACGAACTTCTTAATGCTCAAGGTAGGATGAAATAGCAAGGTAATCTATAATCATTGGAGAGTCATACATTTGTGTGGCTCTCCTTTATGTTTAGTAATTTAATAACAACAAAGGAGTCACTCATGACCAAAGCACAAAAAAGGCTCAAACGAGCAAAAAACAAAAAAAAGAACTTAAATGTTCAACGTTCTCATCAACAATTTAAAGAAAGTCCTAAAAGACCAAAAGAAAGGAGTCAATAATGGACAGCAACATGGGTTTTAGCGAAAACTTAGCAGGTGATATACACTTGATAATGGCTTATTATGACCAGTTTAGACATCTTTGTAATAACAAAGAACAAGAACATGGTGATATGTTAGAAAAAATCTCCCACCTAAAATGGGAGATTGAAGATCTCGAAACAACGATAAGTGGCATGAATGAACATTACGAAGAACTAAAAGTAAGAAAAGATCTATTCAGGGAAAAAGCAATTGACCTCGAAAAACAAATCGAGTCTATCAATGCTCGCTGGTATAATAGACTATATGTCTTTGTCACTTCAATACGTTTTCGATCTCCAATTACTGCTAAGTAATATAACTGCCTCCTCTATTTCTGGGCATTATGCTCAGTTATAGGGGATGGCTTTAAACAAGCCAATTTCCAACAAGCCCCGCAAGACTTGGTGAACGCACCGTATAGGGTAGAGACTGTATTTAACGATGCAGTCCTGCCCTACTTGAAATTGGGCA